GTTGACATGATTGATTGCATTGCAATTGTCTCAACATCTGTATTAGTTGAAAAATCTGCCAAAACTTGACGCAAATTTCCACCATAATCATACTTTCCTAATCTCTCGCCCTGATTTGTTAAAATCATGTTACGAAGATTATCATTAACCTGTTCAGCAACACTTGTATGCATCACGTAGGGATTGCCGTTACCGCCGAGAGACATTGGCGTCTTTATGCCAATAGGGAATGTTTGAGCTGCAGGACGTGTTGTTTGCAGCTGGCTTACAGTTGTGCCGATATTTTTGAAGCTTCTCTCTGCCATCTCATGTTATAAGTATGTGCTCTTCAAGTTCCCAGAATCTTTGATGACTGTATTCTTGATAGTAATGCAGGTATGTTATTTAGCACAGCAATATTCTGTGTAAATTCAATGACTTTAGCAGCAGCATCTGGCGAAGCGTTCCCGGGTGCTGTTGAGTAAAATAATAATTGAACTTGATTATAGCTAATTGCAGATGGAACTAATGCGTTAATGATCTGTTCAAATTCATCATATCTCAAATATGCTTGATTTGAATCTGTTCCAGCAAGATACACTTTGCCGCCGCTTCCCGGCACAACAATAACATCGCCTGTTTCCTGGATCACAACACTTGCGCCCGACGCCTGCGATGTAATCTTAACATTGCCGTTTCCTAGCAATCTAACAAGGTCGCTTTTAATGACAGCACAAGATGCAGATTCGCTTCCAGGTATGCCATTAATACTGACGCTGAAATTTGTGTCAACATCTTCGTTCATTCCTAGGTAGATTCTAGCATCGTCGTTTGAAAAATCTACTTGTCCATCTGCAGTCGCTGTTTTTGCCTTATCAACTTCTTCAAAATTTCTTGTGTTAGTTACAGGTTGCGTTTTAAGCGCACGCCCAGCAACAATATCAATTGTTCCTTTGCCCGGTGTGTTGTTTGATGATCCCAATATTACTGCAGTATTATTTGATCCCTGGATGATTAGGTCACCGGGATTTCTCACTAATCTCGGCACAGCTTCTTGGATAAATTTGTCCTGGTATTCTTGTGATTGCTCAATAATTTGAGCGTCATCGAAGAAAACACCTGATGTTTTATCATTTATGTTATCTGTCTTTCCTTGTGGAAATGACACAGGTCCTGCAGATATCCCATTGAACGCGTCTTTTGCGCTCTTAACCGGTTCAACACCGGGCTCGCCGTCAGTAATTGGCTGATTGACTATGCGATCGATATGAGTGTAATTAACATCTTCTGATATGTAATCGCCTGGTTTACGGCAGACCCAGTAGTATACCTGATCTAGTCCTGAGTAGAACACCCATACCTGTTCTGCAGGTTTTATTGGTAAGCAAAGATGCGCAGGGAAAAACGGATAAGCGACGTGTTGGTCGAGTCGATTTGCCTCGATTATTTGACACCAAATTGAGTTGATCGGCATCGAATTCACGAGTGAGCTTTTTTCAACTGAACTCTTGATCACATCTTTTCTCGGCTCAGACAGCGTCTTTGGATCTGATATAAAATCTATTACTTTTGCTGTCAAAAATCCTGTCTGATTAGCTGCCCCTCCTTGAGGAGCTGTCTGCATGTCGCCATAATTCACATTTGGAATAACAAATGGCCCGGCAACTCTTGATAAAATTGACATTAGGATTCACCGATCCTATCATATATCGCATCCATGCTCATCTCTTTTGACTCTTCATTTGCGATGAGCTCAGCAAGCTTCAAGATCTGGTCATTGGCACGTGACATGCGCTCGATGTATTTGACAATAACCGGTCCTAATATGTTGTGATTTGCTGCATTTCCTTTCACTTGCATTAAAGTATCTGTGAACAGGATGCCAGCATTCTCTCGATCGTTGACGGCATTCTCATAAATCTCTTTCCACAACAGCTTCTTCTTTTCTTCTGTTGATGTCAAAGTGTCAAGTATGTCAGAAAACTGCTTGATCTTCTTATCTTTCTCGTTAAGCGCATCAAGCGTCTTATTAAAATCTGCCATTCTCACACCTCATTTAGAAAATATCGTAATCGCCCGAATGCATAAGATCTTTGTATTTCTTCCTGATACTTGACATTGCAATTGATAATTGCTTAGGTGATAAACCTGTGATGTCTCTGACGTAGACAAAGATCGCACGCTTATTCAATATCTCAACATCTTCAATCTCATTGAAGATTTTCTTAATTGCTTCAATGCATTTAATCTCATTTTCACAAATCATGTCGCATCTGATGTCTTCGAGCAGCATGAAAATGCTCATGCTTGTGCCTTCTTTGATCAGATTTGCATCTTGATTCTGGTCGACTGAATAGTTCTCGAGATCCAGCAACTCGATCTCATTGATGGCATCTTTGTCGTCAATGCTACACATTCTTTTGGCTGATTTAGCACGCTGTCTATTTTTGACAATAAGCCAATTTTTGGCGACAACATTAAAATAACTGAATGCCTTTGTGCCTCTGGACGCGTCGAACTTCTTAAGGGTCTCAAACAGGAATGTTACACAATCTGATTTTAAGTCATCAAAATTGCCGTGGCTGATGTTGAAGCCCTGTATGAAGATCAAATTCTCTACCAGTTTATCGAATGCTGGAAGTATCTCATGCACGTAGATTGTTTCACGCACCATGTCATCTTTCTCGCCTTGAAATCTAACAATTGCGTCGTGTGTTCCTGCGTGAAAATAGAGCTTCATGCCTCCGCCGGATGAAGTTTTACTCATCTTTTTCTTGTGTGTCATCTTCATCCTTTGTTACACTTGATAAGTTATTTGCGATCTTGAGAATAATCTGTCGTGCATTATCAATATCTGATATGACTTGTCTAACTTCGATTGAGTCGAAAAAGACAGGTATATCTAAGATCTTGCTGATGCTTGCGTAGATCTGATCTATTTCATCTAATGATTCTTCAATCACATCTTCTAGACGAAGTATGATCTTTCCTAGCTTGTAATTGAGATATGCAGAGACACCCAGCGCGATTAGTAGAACTACGCATGTGATTGCCAGAAAAGCAGTCAACATCTACCTAATCTCCAAAGCAGTTACAAGAGAATCATATTGCTTAAGTATCGCATCTCTTGAAAATTTCTCGATGCATTTCTGTGACAGTTCTTTGGCCCACTGCTTTGGTGTGTCATAGCTGGTCCTAAATTTTTGCAGTCGCTTCTTAAAATCAGCTTCAAGCGGTTGCGCCCATTTAGTATTTGGGACAAATATGCTATTATCAATTTTTGTCGCAGGAACATCTACAAGAGTGTAATCAATGGCAACAAATTTACCCATCTTCATAAAGTCAAGATGAGCAGACCAGTTTGTTGCGATGACGGGTAATTCAGCAACTGCTGCTTCGAGGATTGGCAATCCAAAACCCTCACCGCGTGTCAAATTAACGTAGCACTTAATTGACGGATGACGATACAAACGAGCAATTTCTTCAGATGTCATAATGCCGTGCAATAGATGAATTCTTGGAAAATCACCTTTTCTGTGCTGCTTTATGAATTTTTCAACATTATCTTGAGTGAACTTTTTATCAATCTTGGTGCCTCGACCAAAATTTGTCTTCAATATAATGCCCACATCTTTGTCGTCTTTGAAGACGTCAAGCATCCATTTTAAAGTATCAAGAATGTTTTTACGATCATCAGCAGAATTCTGTGCGGTCATCTGCGATACTATCAGAAAGTTAAAATTTGTCTTTAGCTTGATTGGCAGCGGATCTTTGTGTGTCAAAATCTCAGGAAGAAACCACTCACCAATGACATGCACTGGTGTTGTCACAATTCCGGATGACATCAGCGTTTTCTTGACGTGCTCAGATGGAACAACGACAATTGACATTTTATTGACAGCATCAATCCAGGCAGGATTGCATTTATCAGTTTCAACTGCAGCTGTTATTCCAATGTTGAACTTGGCAATATTAGGATCCCATTCATTTGGCAGTTGAACTTGAATCGAAATATCAAAATCTTTTGTCTGGTTTGTTGATCGACTCATAATTTCGCCGATCAAACCGTTCTCTGCTTTTGGATCAAGATACCACGTCGTGTTCCCCCAATTCAGAACTTGTGTATTTAACTTCCACGTGTCAATAGATCTTGCCCACTCAAAAACTTGTCTAGAGTGAACACCGTAACCTGATACACTGAGCAGAGGAGCTCTTAACAAAACTGTTTTCATTAGATCTCCTTGATATCCCATTGAGAGTGACGCTTCTTCCAATTCTCAATTGTTTCTTTCATGGTATCATGCCAATCATCAATCGTCTTTTGATATGCAAACTCTGTTTGTGTGTAACTCTTTACTTTCTTACGTAACGCTGCGCGTTCATCAGCGCTTAGCTGACTAAGCTTATAAATTCCTTTTGCTGCCGTCTCAACAGTCACGTAATCTTCGTAAATGTATGGGACTAGCTGTGAGCCTACAAGCGTCTTGCATTCAACGGGCAAAGCAATACCATTTTCTGTTCCATCACGATGATCTACGACTTGACGTGTGAGGCCGCCTGTCTTGACAGCAACGATCGGTGTGCCCGCCTGCATTGCCTCGAGCGTGCCCAATCCAAAACCTTCTGCATATGAAATGTTTATGCAGCAGTCAGATATGTTGTAAAGCACATTCATCTTATCAAAATCTAGACGATCCTTTGAGAAGAAGACGCTGTCTACAATTCCTAAATGCTCTGCAACAGCAAATAGATTTGGGCCTTCTTGATCAAGCGGATCAGTGTGCATGATCAGTGTGGCTTTCTTGTGACCATTTTTCTCTTGCAATTCATCAAGAAATAGTTTCCATGCAAGGAGAACATCGCTAGGACGTTTTCTCCTTGCATTTCTGTTGACCCAAATTGCGACGAAATGGTCGTCTCGTCCTTGCCCAATCAAACTGCGTCGATGTGCAACACGCTGGTGATCTGGGATTGGAAAGAAAATCTCGTCAGGTATCGCATGTGGGACGAAATTAACTTTATCAGGAAATCGATCTTTGATCAGCTCATACGTCATGTGTGAATGACAGTTGATGAGATCTGTTGACTGATACAGCGTGTCATTGAACTGTGGGTATGGTTCATTATCCCAAACATGCCACCACAAAATAGGGCACATTTGATGAACTTCATCTTCCATCTCAAATAGCCAAATGAAAAAACGCGGATCTGTAAAGATTAAGATCGCATCGGGCTTTTCTGTCGCAATTGTCACTCTAATCAGATCACGATTACCAAAGCCATCAATAGGCTTAATGATAAAATCTTCATTGACTACAACTGTTCGATAATCTGAGTGCTTCATAGCTGCACCAAACTGTCGGAACGTCCACTCACCTTTTTTTACGAGGCCAGTGATCAGGTGGCGTGTTTGCGTTCCTACACCAGATGTAGATAAAGCGTGATCAGATAGAACTAGGATTTTTTTCTTCTGCATGTGGATAAATGAATAATAACCACCTATTTATAAGTGGTAAACGCTGCATATTCACTTGAGCCACTGCAATGCTCAGTATTTTTAAATTCGCAGTAAGTGCAAGAAGATCTATTTTTCAAGGGCTTGTTAAGCCTGACTGCTGAGATCATTGAGCTAAGAACTTTTGTTGCTTTCTCAAATGCTTTTGGGCCTACTGAGACTTCGACAAGTTCACACGTCTTTCCTGGTTTGGC